GGCGGCGAACGCCCGATCGATCAGCTGCGGCACGAACCGATCGGCGTCACGGCCGAAGGTACGCGCCGTGGCGATGTCGCGCGCCATGCCCCGCAAGTGCTGGTCCAGCATCGACATCACGTTGTTGCTGGCGCCGTACTTCTCCATCATGCGGATGTAGCCGTCGGCGTTCTTGAAGTGCAGCTGGCGCGGGGCGTTGCGGGTCGAGCCCACGCTGCCGCCGTAGCCGGGGCTGGTGGCTTCCGCGCGCTTGTTGGCGCCATTCGTGCCTAGGGTTTCCGCAGACGCCTCGACTGTCTTGCGGATTTCCTCCGCGGTCATGGGCGTGCCGTCCTTGCGCACGTAGCTGTTGTGGTCGATCTCGGCCAGCATGTCCTTGACGAACTGGTCGGGTTTCTCCCCGATCTTCTCCCACGCCCAGGGCTGGGGCAGGTTCCAGTTGTCCAGGTGGTGGATCTGCACGCCAGCATCGTTGGCCGTGACGCGGGCGCGCTCGAGCACATCGCGCACTTGCTGGCCAACCTTGTCGATCTCCGGCTTGCCCGTGGCTTCCCCGAAAATTGCCTTGATGATCGTGCGCTGCTCATTCGGATCCTGCACCAGCCCCCAGAACTTGCCCTTCATCGCGCCGCCGTCCAGCTCGCGGGTGAAGTCGTTGTGCACCGCCTTGACCTTCTGGTCCAGCGAGATGTCGCCGGTGTACTTGTTGCCGAAGGTCAGGCGCTGGCGCAGCGCGGCCAGGCGCTCGCCCGGCTTGAACGAGTCGGTCAGCCGGATCTGGTTGGTCCGGGTCTGCATGTCGCGGATCGTGCGCGCCTGGGCGGCCATCACATCCTCGCCGTAGCGGCTGCGCGCCAGCTTGGCCGCCTCGACGTACCGCTGGTCCTTGGACATCGATCGCCAGGCGGCCGGGTCCTTGCGGGCCAGCGTCTGCATCGACGACAGCATGCGTTCCTCGATGCCGTCGATCTCGGCCTTGGACAGCGCGCGGCCGGCGGCTTTGGTTACGGCTTCAATGCACTGGGCGAGCATCCGTCAGACTCCGTTGCGGGCCGCGCATGCCGCGGCGACGTCATGCAACTTGGCGAAGCTGTCGGCCTCGTTGCGCTGCTTCTGCATTTCGTTGGCCAGTTCCCGGTAGCTGACCTCCCGGCCGTCTTCGGTGACATACCGCTCGTCGCCGTAGTTGTGGACCAGGTGGTCCAGCGTCGATCCGTGGAAATCGTCCAGCGGCACGTCCGGCTCCTTCGCAGGCTCGCCGGCGACCGGTTCCGGCTCGACCTTCGGCGGCGGCACTTCTTCGGCCGGCATCTCGACCGGCTTGATGTCCGCCGCCGCTGACTCGAAGCCGGGGAGTTCCTGCTGCGCCGCCTCGTGCAGGTCGGCCATCGCTTCGTGGGCGGGATCCGGCACCACGTTCTCGACCAGCTGCTGCGCGCGTTCGGCGGGGATGTCCGGCATGTCGCCATTCGCCAGGCTGCGCATGGCGTCGGCCATCGTGTCGGCGTGCAGCGTCGCGGTCTGGGGATCGGTCGGGATGCCGGGGGCGCTGCGATTGAATTGATCTTCGGCCGCTACGGCTGCCGCGGCATCGACGTCCGCCGGGTTCACGCGGCGGGACGTCGCGTGCCCAAACGCGCCGAACGCGGCGCCCAGGATCAGGTCGGACGCCACCGCTTCGCCGTCGGCGATCCGGTACTGACCGGCCATCTCGTGGTAGCCGTGGGACTCGAGCACTTCGGACGTCAGGCCGCGCTGCGCGGCGCCGAGCGTGACGTTGGCCAAGCTGCCGCCGATCAGGCTCTGCGCCAGGTTCTTGCCGAACTTCATCGGCAGGAACGCGCTGCCTGCAGCGAACACACCCTCAAGGCCGCCCTGCTCCCGCGCGGTCGTCTCGTCCACGCCCTGGGCCTTCGCTTCCTTGTAGCCGCTGTAACCTTCGGCGCTGCCCAGGAGCGCAGCCGCGCCCCACGGGCCGGCGACGGCACCTTCGGCACCGATCGTGATGCCTTCGGATGCCGAGTTGACGATGCGACCGGCGGTGCCGGTGACGCGCGGATCCTGCCCCGTGGCCGCCCAGTCGGTCGCCACCTTCACGGCGGCCGCGGCCTGCTTGTACGGCTCGCTGTCCGGCTGCGGGTTCTGGATGTGCGCCAGCAGCTCATCCGGCGACGGGCTCTCGAAGAACGAGTAGCCGGCGTCCGTGTTGGCCATGTCATTGCCGAGCTGGCCGACCTTGGCCGTTCCCGACACGACGCCCTTCGGGATCGCGCTCGCCAGTCCCTCCAGCGCACCAGCCGGCGGCACCTCACTGGTGCCCGGCATCGCGTCGATCCGCGCCTGTTCGTCCTGGGACAGGTTGAAGAAGCCCATGTCAGTTCTTCCCTCGGAAGCTCACGACCACCTTGCGCCCGGTGCGCGGGTCCGCCAGCAGGCGGGTGCCGCTCTGGAAGCCATAGAGGCCGTCGGCCAGGTTCACGGGCACGGCGGTGTCCAGCAGCCGATCGGCCGACACGTCGTCGAAGCCGGCCGCCGTGATCGCGGCCTTGGCCCGGTCGTTCCACTGGCTCTGGAAGTCCTCCGGCTTCATGCCGTAGGGCGCCAGCAGCGTGCCGCCGTTCTTCTGCCACGGCTGGCCGACCACGGCCTCGATCGCGCGCTGCACGCCGGCAGAGTCGATCTGGTCCAGTGGCTTGCCCTGCTTGTAGGCGTCGGCCGCGTAGTAGGCGCGCACCGCGTTGTAGGTTTCCTGCTGGGCCGACGCGGAGAGCTGGGCATCTGGGCTGCGGAATGCGCCGCCCAGGGTCTGGCTGAAGAACGTGCGGAACTGGGTGTCGTTGAAGTTGGTTGCCTTGGCGCCGCCGGGCATCGACGGGTCGTCGCCCTTGGCCATCTGGCGGTCGAGGCTACGGCCGTTCAGGATGATGTCGCCGTCGGCGATGGTCGCCGCGACGTCCGCCGGCGTGACCGCCTTGCCGCCGACGTAGGCCACGCCCCCGCGCGCGGCGAGGTTGCCGGCATAGGCCAGGGTCGGGTTCTTCGGCGCCAGCTCGTTCATCGCCGTGCTGTAGGCGCCCGGATCGTTGAGGCCGATGCGGATGTTCGCCAGCGTGGCGATGCGGTCCTTGCCTGTCATGTTGCCCAGGCTGTCGGCCAGGGTCTTGACCTCGTTCTCGGTGAAAATCTGCGCCTTGGTCCCGTAGTCGCGCACCATCGTGGCCGCGACCACCGTGCGGTCGCGCAACTGGGTGGCCAGCGTCTCGGGCTGGGTGAAGTCCAGGGGCTTGGCGCCGGCGATACCGCTGGCGATGGCCGACTCGATCGGCTTGTCCTGCTGCTGCTTCTGCACCTGCGCGACCGCGCGCTGGGCCATTTCGTAGGTCTTGGCCTTCTCGGCGTAGCCTTCGCCCGGCTGGGGCTCGAGCTGGGCCAGCATGGACGCGCGCTGCGCCGCCGGCATCACCGCGGCCTTGGTCACGAAATTGCCGACGTTGGCGCTGTAGCTCAGTTCCTGCGCCATGCGCGAGCCCTGGTCGTCGCCGAACACGCGCTTCAGGTTGTCCTCGGAGAACCGGGCCGAGTCCAGCCCCGGATACGGCTTGCCGTCCTGCAGCGCGGCATTGGCGTCGGTCACTTCCCGGCTGAGCGCGCCGCGGTCCTCGGCCAACTGCTTGCCGATCTGCGCCTCGGCGTTGCGCACGGCGGACACCTTCTCCGGCCAGGAGAGATGGTCCCAGCCGGCGATGCCCGGCTTGGCGTTGGCGATGTCCGTGTCGGTCAGCGGCTGGACCTGGGGGTCGCCAGATTTGCCGTTGTCGACGAAGCTCTTGCCGTCCGGGGCCAGCGCGAACGCGAAACCATCGGCGGGCTTGAACTTGGCCATCGCCGCCGTCATCGCGTCTTCCGGCTTGGCGCCGGCGGCGAGCTGCTGGTTGGCGAAGTCGAGCATGTCCGCATGCGGCGTTGCTGTGGTCGAGCCGTCCGGAGCCGTGCCGGTAGCGCCGCCGGGCACCGCGCCGCGCGTGCCATTGCGGGTGGTGGTGCCGCCCTGGGCGTTGACGGTCTGCAGGAACGAGGCCGGGTCCAGCGCGGCCACCGACTGCACCTGGGCCATCGCGAACTGGTGCAGGCCCTGCTCGGTCAGCTTCTGCTTCGTGACCGGGTCGATCGTGGTGAGGCGGTTCACCGTGTCGGAGAAGTTCCCCGTCACGCTGGCGAACGTGTTGTTGTCGGGCTTGGCCGCGATCAGGTCGGTCGTGCTCTTGATGCTCTGGCCGACCTGGTCCACCGCGTAGGATGCGTTGAGGTTCGCGCTCTCGCCGATGGCGTCCTGCACGGTGCGCACACGCCCGCTGGCGGTGAGCATCGTCAGATGGCGCCGGGCCGCATCGTTCGGCGCCTGGTCCATCAGCTTGTCGACCGACTGCTGGTAGTCCTCGTCTGCTTGGTCGGGCAGGCTGTTGATCTTGTCGACGTAGTCCGGCGCCGACGGGTCCAGGCTGTTCACCCGGTCAGCGCGGCGCTTCTGCTGGTCGACCTCGTTCTGGGCCGCGGCGTTGGCCGCCCACATCTTGCCTTGGTCATCCTCGATCGCGCGCTGGTGCGCGCCGTACTGGGCCAACGCCTGCCCCAGCGCACGGCCGGCGACGCCGATACCCCCGTCGGCGGTGTCCGGATTCTGGTTGTTCTCGCTCGCGCCACGGGGCGCGATCTGTTCGCGGTACGGATTGACCTGGCTCATGAACCCCACCCGTTGCCTTCGCCGCCCCAGCTGGTCGACATCGACCCTTCGCCCGTGTACTCGCCACCGGTCAGGCTGTTGCCGCTGCCCCACTCGCTGGTGCCGGTGTAGGTGCCGCCGGTCAGGCTGTTGCCGTTGGACCACATGTTGTTGCTGCCGCCGCCCGTGCCGCCGCCCGTCAGGCTGCCGCTCTCGCCCAGGTCGCCCGTGCCGCCGTTGCCGCCGTTGAAGGATGCGAGGCCCGCGGACACCGCCTTGACGATGGCCGCATGACGCACGTTGCGCGCGTCCAGGCGGTCACTGGCCGCCAGGTTGCGGTAGTTGGTTTCCTGCATGTCGAAGTTCCATTTGTTCGTCGCGCGGTCCAGGACGCCCTTGCGGATCGAATCGGCCAGTACGGTCAGCGGCGAGCCGGTGGAGGTGTCCACCCCGCTGCCCCCGTAGGCGGCCATCATCCGGCCTTGTGTCGCCCGAATGTCCCGATCCAGCGCCTGGTCGGAAGCCAGTCCCTGCTGGTGCGTGGTGTCGGCGTTGAAGTCCGCGACCTGGGCGTTGTGGTCCAGGGCCTCGGATTTGGACAGCTCGGCGTCTTCGGTGGAGAAGAACGAGACGCCGGCGGCGGCAAAATTCGTCATGGGTTCACCCGCACGTACATCGTGCCGTCCGAGCCATCGGGGTAAAAGGCGCGCAGGCGCGGCGTCTCGAGTTCGAACCCGAGCAACCGGGCAAACCGGTGGCCTTCGGCGTGGCCGACTTCCACATCCATCTCGAAGCGCGGGGCGTCCAGTTCGGCCATGAAGCGGCGCACGGCGCGCACGCAGGCGATCATCCGGTGGCCGATCGACTCGGCCAGCAGCGCCCAGCACAAGAGCCGCCCAGGCCACATCTCGATGACCCCGCCGCAGAACAGCACCTCGTCGCCGTCGAGCACACTGATGGATGGCGCCAGGGCGAGCTTGACGTAGTGCGCGGGCGTGGCGTAGCCGGCCGCCGCGCGCTGGCGCGGTTGCAGGCGGATGCGCTCGGCGTGCGCCGGCTCGAAGGGCACGCGCTTAGCCATCCTGCGTCTCCAGGCTGGCCACCAGCATGCTGATGTTGAACGGCAGCGGGTCCGTCTGGGCGAACTCGATCGTGCCGTCGGTTTCGAACGTGCCCTCCCAGTCGACGTCGAAGTCGCCGGAGAACAGAGGCGGCGGTGCATCCATCAGGTCGTTCGTGCGGCGGAACGGCTCGGTCACATCCTGCTGGCCGCCGGTGCCCGACGGGCGAACCGTCATACCCAGCGTGTCGAACAGGCGGAAGCCGACCCGGTGAATCTTCTTTTTCTTGGTCTGCGCGGTGCCCGCGGCGGCGCCGGCCTCGATCGTCATGGTCCGCGCGCGGCTCTCGTACTTGAGGCCCACGGTCACGTCCGCCGCCGAACGCTGCAGCGTGATGCTGCCGCCGGTCACGACGCAGTCCGGGTGAGTTGCGCCGTCAGCCAGCACACCGACCGTTGCGCCCTCGAGATAGCCCAAGCCCGATACGGTCGTGACCGGACTGCCGAACGTGCCGCGCTGGGCGCAATCCAGGTAGTAGGTGTTGACCGGAGTAAAGCGGTACTCGGTGGTGCCTTCCAGGTCGTAGGCGGTCGCGTCGCCCTCTTCCCAGATTTTGGTCATGCGCTCGGTGTAGCAGACCGTTGCGCCATTGACGGTGCGCTGCACGGCCATCCACACCTCATCGCGGGTGCCGTCGACCGACGGGATCACCGCGATCGACTGGACGATGCCGCCGGCGATCGTGTGCAGCGCCCAGCCGCAGTCCTGCGGCTTGTCCTGTTCGGAGCGATCGTACAGGATGGATATCAGCAGGCCGTCGTTGCGCAGCGCCCAGATGATAGGCTGCGGGGTCCGCTGATAGGCCAGCTGCTTGAAGCCGCTCACCGTCAGATGCGACGCGCGGAAAGACAGGTCTGCGCCCTGGAAACCGTTGACGTAGTAGTCGTAGATCATCTGGCGGATGCGCTTGCCGCCGGACTGCACGAACATCGTCTCATTGCCCACGCGAAGGGGCGTGACCGCGGCCGAGCCGTGTTGGCTGGACTGCTTGGCGTCCACGTTGGTCGGCGTGATCGTGCCGCCGTTGACGGCCGGACGCATCAGCCATTCGCCGCCTGCGGTGCCGATCAGCAGGCCGTTCTGGTCCGACACCAGCCACTTGATGCCGTTGGCCTCGTTCGAGGACAGCGTGAACGCGCAAGCGTTCGAGTCCACGACGGTGCCGTCCTTCAGCGCCGACGGGCTGAAGATTTCGTAGAGCCCCGAGTTGGACATGTCCACGCGCTGCGGCGCGGACGGCGTCGCCGCAAAGATCAGACGATCCTCGTGGAACTGGGCCACCGACGGGTAGTTGCCGGTGTAGTACGCGCCCGCGCACCAGGCGCGCGTGTTGCCCGTACCGGTGTCCGTGCCGGTGGCCGGTACGCCCGGGTCGATCGGATCGTCGCCGACGACGGGCCTCATGCCGCCACCGCCGTGATGCCCTGCACCGTCACGTTGGCGTGCTTGGTATCCGTCACCGAGTTCACCTTGACCCAGATCCACTTGGTCGGGTTGGCGGTGTCGGAGCCGGTGTAGTGCGTGTTTTGTACGCGGAAGATGCGGCCCACGTCCGTGGACAGGAAGCCGGCGCCGCCATTAAGGCCGGTGGTCGTCGTGGCGGTGAGCGTGCCGGTCGAGCCCACCCGGGAGACGGAGCACGCCAGGTAGGTGTCGGTCACGTTCTGGTCCAGGTAGGGACCGTCGATGAAGCTGATGTCCGCCAAGGTCCAGCTGGTCGCGCCAAGGCGGCTCAGTTTCTTGGTCGGATAGTTCGGGTGCGCGATGTAGAGCACGTCGGCACTCTGGGTAAAGCTGAGGCCCCAGAGGTCGGTCGCCAGGTAGGGAGTCGTCACCGTGTACGGCGTGCCGCCGGACAGGAGCTGTCCGCCGTTGGTATAGAAGCGGATCGTGCCAGCGGTGAACTCCAGCACATACGCCTGGATTGTGTTGAACACGAACCGCTGGAAGCGCACCGACGTGGCGTTGCCCTTCACGCCGGCGACGTAGGCCGTGCCCGGCCGGCGCGTGAGCGGCCCCTGCATACAGGGGATAAAGTCGCGGCAATACTGCAGCGCCTTGGCGCGCTGCTCGACGTCGGCGCGGCCGTACGTCAAGGGCGACCACTCGCCCTGGTTGAAGCTGACCTGGGGGCGCGATGCGCGCGGCATCAGCTCTGGCTCCAGATGGCCGACGAGTCGCAGTAGCGGGACGTCACCCAGCTGGAATCGGTCGCCTGCTCCGGCACGCTCTCGAGCGCGTCCACCTTGCGGGCCTCGATCAGCGCGGCCTTGTAGCCCTGCTGCAGGAGGCCCTGCTTGGCGGTCGAATCGCTCATGTCGATGTTGATGGCCAGCGCGATGCGGTAGGCCAGCAGCTCGCAGAACATCGCGTCGAACACGGTGGGATCCGTCACGTCGTAGACGTAGCGGATCTCCAGCGGCGACGTGTCGGTGGACACCACGGCCCGGCCTTCGACGTTCCAGTCCGGGCACGGGTTCTTCGGCACCAGCACGCGCAGGCAGTCACTGGGCAGCGGGAAGCGGTACGACGGCCCGAACAGCGGGGCCGTGGTGTCCGCCGCCAGCTGGGCGCGCTTGATGGCGAAGTTCCAGGGGTTGGCGCGCAGCTCGGCGCGGCGACACGGGTCATACGCCGGCGACACGATGCGCCCCTCGCGCGTCGTGTCGGTGATGTTGGTAATCCGCTGGGCCGAGCCCACTAGCTGAAGGGCGCGGTTGCAGATGGCTGTGACCGACTGTGCCGCCACGGGCAGCCTCCTTCAGCGGGGATCGCTTACGCGAACGGGTAGTTCTGCTTGATGATCTGGTTGCGGATCGCTTGCAGCGCGTCGGCCAGTTCCTGACGGGAAAGCACGACGCCTTCGTTCACGACCAGCTCGACGTTCTTGCCTGTGGTGGACGTGTTGATGACGACGTCTTCCTCGTGCCCGCCGCGGTCCACGCCGTAGTACACAGTTGCCATGTGGATGCTCCTGAAAGCTCAGGGGGCCGAAGCCCCCTGAGCCGGGGTGGTTACGGGCCGGAGAAGTACAGGTCGACCACCAGGGTGCCGCTCGAAGGCAGCGCCGCGGTGCCCACCGTCAGGAGGATCTGTTCCTGCGCGGTGGACGGCACGCCGGCGAACGCCGTGGCCGTGCCGAACGGGGTCGGCGTGTCGGTCGCGGTGAACACGGCCGCGGCGCGGTACTTGCCCGCCGTGGTCGCGTTGCCGATCGCCACGGTGGCGGTGCCCAGCGACACGCTGGAAATCAGCTCACCGCCAGCGAAGCACTGGCCGGCCGGGATGTTGGCCAGCACCACAGTGTCGCCGGACGCCTGGCTGGCCAGGGTGATCGACGCGCGGTAGCGGTGGACGCGGGCCCCGTAACCCGACGTGGCGCTCGGCAACTGGGCCGGCGACAGCTGGGTCGGGGAGAGTTCGGTGGAGTAGGTCTGAGCCATGTCTGTGCCTCCTTAGGCTGCCAGGATCTTGACGACGCGCTTTTCTTCGAGGCGCGTGGCACCGACGGTCATACCCATGTAGACCTGCCAGTTGAAACGCTTGGTCGGCACTTCGGCGACGTTGACGTTCACGTCGTTCCAGATGCCCAGGCCCACGCCCGACTTCTCCCACACGGGGATTTCGTAGCCCGAGCCGGTGAACTGGCTCTGGTCGCCGCCCAGGAAGCGCTCGGAGTGGATGAACTGGATGCCCAGGATGCCGGCCAGGCGGCCGTTGGCGATGATCGGGGCGTTGCCCGCGTTGAAGTCGCCGTTGACCACGGTGGCTTCGCCGAACAGGTCCGCTTCCTTGTCCGCCGGCAGCGCGGCGAAGATCGTGTCGCCTTCGAAGTTGACCTCGCCCTTGCGCAGGATGCGACGGGCTTCGCGCAGCTTGGCCATGTTGAGGCCCACGGCGCTGCCGCCACCGCCGACGGTGTTGGCGATGATGTTGCCGGAGAGGAACGAGGTGCTGGTCGAGCCGGTCTTGCCGGTCTTGGCGGTGCCGAAGATCGCCTGGGCGATGATGTCGTCCTTCGCGCGCTGCAGGGCAGCCACGCCGGCCGCGGTCATCTGCGACTTCGGGTCGATCATCAGGCGCAGGAGGTCCTGCTTGTCGACCATGGTGCCCCAGTCGACGTCGGTCGGGTAGCACCAGCGGCGATCTTGCGGGACATCGAGGATGGGGGTGTCGGCGTGGCGACCCAGGCCGGTGACGGCGGTGGTCTGGCCGAACTGTTCGAGGACTTCGGCCGCCTCGCCCTTGAGGGCGTAGTGGGTGACGGCGCCGGCCAGTCGGCTGTCGGTCTGCTGCAAGAGCATCGCGACGTTCGACTGGAACTCGGTGATATTGGCAGTGGTAATCGAATTGGGCACGGGAGGGCTCCGGTGGGGAAAAGGCGAAAGTGCGAGCCGTCAGGGCGCTCACAGTCCCGGCTTGTCCTCACACGGAGGGGCCAGCGTGCCGTTCAGCGGTTGGGGGTCTTTTTCGACTTGTCCCGGCTGTCCGACGATGACGATTTCTCGCCACCTGCGACAAAATTGTATGCCGCCGTGGACAAAATAGCAACGTTTTCGGCGTTGTGCTTTTCGTTGCCCGCCATCTGCACGCCCAGCTTCCAGCACTCCAGCCGGATGTGGGCGTCCTCCACCGGTGTGCCGATCACTGGCCGGCCTCCGTGAAGGCGATCAGGCGCCGGCGCTCTTCGAGCGCGGCCTTGTCGCCGGAGAGGATCTTCTGGCGGAAGCTGGGGTCGGCCGTCAGCTCGGTGAGCTTAGCCCTGGCCTGGCCCGGGGTCATCACGTTGCCGTAGCCCTGTGCGCCGCTGTCGGTGACGAAGCGGGCCTCGCCCGCGCGGCCGGCGATGTCGGCCAGCAGCTTGAGCGTGCGCTTGTGGCCGAGCGCCTGGCCGAGCGTGTCGACCTCGTCCTTGGAGATGCCCAGCAATTCCAGGCCCTTGTTGGCCAGTCCCAGGTTCTGCTGCGCGGCCGCGCCCCACTCGCGCATCAGCTCGAGGTGTTCGGCGTTGGTCTTCTGCGCCGCGGCGTCGGCCTGCGCCTTGGTTTGCGCGTCGGCTATCGCGGCGTAGTCGGCGATCACGCCCTTGGCCTGCTCGGCGGTGATGCCGTGCTTGAAGAAGCTCTGCTTGAGCCCGGAGTCGAAGGCGTTGTCCTGCTCGCCCAGCTTGAACTCGTAGCCGGCCACGTCCTTCGGACGGCCCAGCTTCTCGTAGAACGCGCCCTTGGCCGCCTCGTCGGCGTCAGCCGCCGGCAGCGTCAGCAGGCGCTCGGCCGGCACGCCGCGCATCCTCTCCAGGTTCTGGTAGCCCTCCAGCACCTGCTTGGGATCGGTCCAGCCCTTGTTCTGGACGTAGCCGACCAGCTCGGGGCTGGCGTCCGGGAGCCAGGTGATCGGGCTTGGCGCGCCCTTCCCTTGCGCGGCGTCGGCCGCGGCCTGGACCTGGGTGGTGACGTCGGCGGTGGTCGTGGTCGCGGCACCGCCGCCGGCCAGCGCGGCAGCGGTCGAGGAAACAGTCGTGCCGCCGGAAGTGTCGGCAGCGGCCGTGGTGGTCGCAGTAGCGCCGTCGGTCATGGGTTACTCCTTTGGGCTCTTACCCTGGGTGACGAGTTCAAGCAGCTGCTCGTCGGAAAGGTGAAGCTGGTTCTGGATTCGCAGGAACACTTCTCGGCGGCCTTCGGCCACGGCGTGTACGCGCGGGTCCGGATGGAAGGTGGACGTCGTGGCGCGGCAGAACACGGCCAGGTCCGCCAGCACGATGTCGGCCTGTGGGCCGGAGAACACCGCGCGGTACGCGCTCTGTCGACGGCGCAGCCAGTTGAGGATCGTGCTCAGTTCCATCCGGGAGCGCTCTCGATCACGTTGAAGTTCGCCCGCTGGGTGTGGACGGCTTCGGCGGCTTCGGCGCCGTTCTGCCACAGCCACCGGCGCGGGTCGGTCATGCCGAACGGCGGCTCTTTCTGCCAGCCGAAGTGCTGGAAGTCAGCGTAGCCCTGGCGGATCGCGCGCCTGCGCTCCGTGCGATCCATCGTCTTGCGGACGTAGTGGTACTCGAACTCGGGACGAGTCGGTTTAGGCACCGTTGACCTGCCCGGCCCCAACGGCCTTCAAGGTGGCCGCAACCGCAGGCGCGGCGTCGACCAGCTGCTGCTGTGCGTGCGCCTGCGCGCGGCCCTGGCGCTTGGCCGCGATCTGCTCGGGCGTGGCGATGTACCGCTCCGGGGTGCTCTGGATGCGCGCCGTGTCTACCAGGGCTTCGTCCAGGTTGAACACGTCAAACACGGAGGGGTCTTGCGATACGTTGGCGATCTCCGACGCAAGCTGCAGCGTGCGCTGGAAACCGGCCGCGCCCTCGGACTTCATGGCCCGGTTGAGCGGCGCGTCGTACTCCACTTCCCACGTGGCGCCGGCCTGCATCAGCTCCGGGGGCGGCGGCGGGATCAGCCCTTGGGCGTACAGGACGTCGTACTCGCGGGCGATCATCGGCCCCAGGCTCTCGCTCTGGTAACGGCCGAACGTGGGGGAGAGGAGCGCGCCCTTTTCGCGCGCACGCTCCAGCACCTCGGTCGCGGTCATCGTGTTGTTGTCGACCAGGATCTGGAACAGGGTCACGTAGAAGGCGTCGTTGATCGCCTGCCGTTCCTCCTGCATCGTCTCCACGCCGATGTTCAGGTTGCCGGTCGGGAGCACATCGACCAGCCGGCGGCCCTCGGCGGACATGCCGCCGTAGTTGACCGCGCCAGGCATCAAGTTCACGCCCTCGAGGATGCCGTCGTCGTGGGCCAGCAGCACGGGATCGACCGCGCGCTGGGCCTGCTTGAGCATCGTCTTTTTCTGGGAGTTCAGCCCCTTGATGCTCGGCAGCACCAGCATCGCCGGGCCACGGCCGTACACCTCGCCCGGGGCCGTGGTGTAGCGCGCCACCGGCATCGGCCAGGTGCGGTAACCCGATTCCTCCAGCAGCAGCCGGTCGGACTCGAGCACGTAGCAGCTGCCGAAGCGCATCGCCTTGCCCGACAGCGGCCGGCCGGACCAGCGCTCGCGCGGGTAGATGTGGTGGACGACGTAGACCTTTTCCTCGGGGTCCTTCTTCAGCCGCTCGAGGAAACCGGGAGAGAACGGCGCGTCCGGGAAGCGGTTGTAGACGTTGCGCAGGCTCGTGCGCCAGCGGCGCCAGACCTTGTCGACCAGCCCCTGGTGGTTCTCCGAGACGTAGACCTCGCCCAGGTTGATGTTGCGGTAGGACAGGCCACGGGCGTTGGGGTCGTTCGGATCGCGCAGCTGGTCGACGAACATGGCCGACGTGCCGAACGCGCCCTGGGTCACATACGCATCGTGCTGCTGGGTGTGGAACCCAGAGCGCGCCGCGTAGCGGTAGTGGAACATGATGTCCGTCACCTGCTCGCACCACAGGCGCACGTTGCGCTTGGCGTTGAGCTTGGGATCGGCGATCCGGATGCCGTGCCAGCGGCCGCTGCGCGGGGTCAGCATCGACTCCATCGCCGCGGCGTAACGGAACAGCGCGGTGTTCGCGGTGACGTCGAACATCTCCAGGCCGCGTTCCTGGCCCGGGGTGCGGTAGTTGTCGGAGTTGAACGTGTACTGGTAGTGCGGCAGCACCACGCGCGCCGTGTCCTCCCAGAACCGCTCGAAGTTGGCGCGGCTGGTCTTGGCCTCTGAGAGGCCGTGCAGGATGCGGTCGATCAGGTCGGCGTCGGACATCAGCCGCCCTTGGAGTCGCTGCCGTCGTGGATGATCCCGTCGCGGTCTATGCCGCCCACAGTGTCGATGCCGCCGGCCCTGGTGAGGATGCTTTCGCGCTCGTTCACGGTCAGCTCCCCAGAAGGCCGGAAGTGCTGACGGTGCCGGTGTCGGCCAGGCCCGCGCCGCCGCCGGAGGTCAGGTACGTGCTCGACTTGCCGTACATCGCGCGGCGCTTGTTCTCCTCGTCGATCTGCGCGTCGGCCTCGGCGGTGGTGTTGGCCACGGTCGGCACGGCGGGGTTGGCCGCCGGGGCGCTGGCCTTCTTCGGGCTGACACCCAAAATGTTCCCGAGTCCTCGGGTGAAGGAAGCAACGAAGCTCACGGGGCGGCCTTGGAGGCAGTAACGGTCGTGGACATTGTGCCCTTTTGTGGACGTTTTGTCCACACTCAGGCCAAGGGATCGTAGTCCACGTTCTGTGCCATCCGGCTCCGCCGGCCGGATCGGGCGGCCGCGTGGTCCTTGCGCGCCACGGTCTGGCCGAAGGTGATCGCCAGGGCGTCGCCGTCGTTGGGGGACGCGAGCCCCCGGGCCTTCATGTCGTCCTTGCTCTCCACCTGCAGCTTGCCGGTGAGCTTGTGGCGCAACCGCTTCGGCCCCTTGAGGTCGTCCTTGAGGATGTCCGAGTCGTCGATCGCCGCGTTGCGCAGCCACACGGCCATCTCACCCCAGCACTCGGCGCGCTTGTTGAAGTACTGGGCCTCGTCCTTGGGGCTCCCCTGGGCGTACACGCTGATGACCCGGTAGCCGGCCGCGCGCAGCCACTCGGCGCCAGGGGCGCCCACGCCGTTGGTGTCGGCCATGATGTAGTCGGGCTGGTACTTGTCGATCGCCGGCGCCACCACGTTGGCGGTGAAGTCCAGCACCTGCATGCCGCTGCGCCGGATCGCCGGAATGGTGCGCGCGTCGTAGCCCTTGCGGAACCGGATGACGGACGGGTCCTTGCCGCCGTTGCCGAAGTCGATGCCCATGCACAGGGGTGCGCCGGGATCGGGAATGATGTCGCGTTCCCTGGCGCCCAGGATCGCGTCCATCGGGATCAGCTGGTCCTCGCCGGAGTTGGGGAACTGGCCGTAGACCTCCACCCGGGCCTCGTCGGAGTCCTCGCCGTACTGGTTGATGATCTTCTGGTAGACCGCCAGGTCCGTGCCCTCCACCGTCCGGGCGTCGATCTGGGTCGGGTTCCAGATGTCGCGGTCCCGGTGATGGCTCTCGAAGAAGGCGCCGGTGTTGTTTCGGGGGTTGGAGTAGAGATCCCAGTAGCGGTCCAGGACGGGCTCGGTGAAGAAGCCGTCGGACACGGAGAAGATCGACTGGGGGATGCCGCTCGCCTCGTCGAACTTCAGCATCATGCCGTTGTGGTTGTGCGCGCCGGCGAAGGCGTCGGGCTTCTCTTCGGACCAGAGCTGGGCCTGCAGGTAGTAGTAGCCCGTGTCGATCTTCAGGTCCTGCTTGAGCAACGCTTCGAACCACTCGGCCGGCCGCAGGCTCATGGCGGACTTGTCGAACCAGTGGCTGTTGATGGCCAGGGTGTGCCACTTGCCCAGCTCTGCCATCGTTCGGCTGACCAGCTGGGCCTCGGTGTTGGCGGTCACGATCGTGGTGCTGCCCAGGCGCGTGGACATCATCCACAGCCCTTCGAAGCTGAACAGGGCGGATTTGCCGATGCCGCGGCCGGACGAGATGGACCGGTGCCACATCTTCGGCGGCTGGCCCATCTGCATACGGATCTTGTTCTGGCGGATGTGGTCGGTCTTGGCCTCCAGCTCCGCGATCTGCCACTTGCGCGGCTCCTTGAACCGCTCGAGCGGGGTGTTGGCCTGGCCCCAGGGGAACAGGAACATGACGAACGCCCGCAGGTCGTCGGCCAGGTTCGGATCCCACAGCTCCGTCATCAGGGCTTGTTCGCTCTTGGCGTCGTAGAGCTGTTTGGCCTTCGGCATCGTTTAACTTCCGTTTAACTAAGTGAGGACGAATTTCCTCAAAAATTTTCAGCAGCGCGGCCTCGACATGGCCCCGGGTGGAGCAGCGCGCGGCCAGCCTGGCCCCCACCCCCACCCACCACTCCCCCTCCGTCGAAAAAGGGGACCCATGCGCGGCGAAACGCGCCTAGTCAAATATGTCCGGCAGCTGGGGAGTTGATTGCTTATCAACTGAGCGATGCGCAGCAACACTAGGCTGCGCAACAATCTCGCCCTCGATCACGTCTTGTGGGTCGCACGTGGGTCGCAGCGCGGCGCGTGCTCGAGCCGCGGCAAGCGCGCCGCCGATGTCCAGACGATGCTCGATCGTGAGGTCGAGCTTGTCGCCGTAGACTTTGGGGATCAGCTTGGCCGCCAGCCACTTGTCTGTGTCGATGATAAGCCGCGCGCGGTTCACGTCAGTCTCCGTGCGCGCCACTTCGGCCATTCGGTCCACACGGGCTTCAAGTAGGATCGCGCGCGCTCGCCTCACCGCCGATTCGAAAGCTGGCTGTTCGGCGAGCCCTTTGGTGTAGCGATACGGGGTGACGCCGGCGAGTTTCTGCGCCTGATCCACGGGTTGCCC